TCGAGGACGAGGACGAGCGCCTGCTCTGGATCGTCCACCAAAATTATCTCGGGTTCTTCGTGACGAAATCGAGCATGGACGATCCGGGCGTCATCAAGGAGCACGAGGAATTTCGGTCGTATGAAGAGTTCGCCGCCCGGTATCCCGCCTTTGCCGCGACCATTGTCCAGGTCTACAAGAGCATGATCGCGGGCGGGATCGCGCTCATGGAGCAGCAATCGGGCGGGCCCGTGCAGGAGCCGTATGGAGGGATGTATCAATGACTGTAGATCGGTTGGTGGGAGAATGAGTCAATTTCTGAAGAAAGAAGCCGTATTGGATTACCTGAACGGTCGCCTGGCCGAGGTATCCAGCGACCTCTACTATCCCTGCGAGGTGGACGAGGAGATCGAGCGCCTGGTCGAGCGGATCGAGCAGGGCGAATTTGATTGGGCGGGGGAGAGCGAATGATCATACCAACTTGCGAGCATCCCTGGAATTCCCTTGCGATAACCGCCAAATCGTGGGATGCGCCGAATGACCGGGTGGAACTCAAAATCGAGTTTACCTGTAAAAAGTGCGGGAAACTGCTTTCCAACACCATAGAAGGGAGGCACCAGAAATCATGACCGTAAATGCAAAACCGGGCCGCGTGTTCCTGGCAGAAGGCACGGCCCGATACCACGACCAACCACGCAATAGGAGGATCGGGCATTGAGCCGTTGCATTGCTTTCTATAAAAAGTGTGAGGAGCAGGGCGCCGATTGGTGCGAGAAGCTACCACATGCAGTTCGCTTGATTGAGAACTATCTGGATCTCTGTAAAGAACTGGAGAGCCGGGGCGTTCCCAAAGAATTGACCATGGTCAACATGACCGAAAGGGCAGCACGGCCTTTGTTCTCCCTTCGGGAGCCAGAAATAAGAGAAAAGGCTATGGAAAAAATCACAAGCCGTCTAAATGGAAAACGGGGCGCAGGGAGGGGAAATACAAAGAAACTCACTTCGGGCGATGTTCGTGGTATTATCCAGATGATCAAGCACGAAGAGAAGAAGCCGCTCCCAACACCGGCCGGGCAGTATTCTGTGATTCTGGCAGATCCACCGTGGCGCTACGAGTTCAGCGAGACGGGCACGCGGGAGATCGAGAACCAATATCCTACAATGGATCTGGAGGAGATAAAAGCCCTGAAAGTTCCCGCCGCCGATGATGCCATCCTCCTCCTGTGGACCACGGCCCCCAAGCTGGAAGAATCGCTCGAAGTGTTGAATGCTTGGGGTTTCACGTATCGCACCTGTGCCATCTGGGACAAAGAGAAGAAGGGCATGGGGTATTGGTTCCGCATCCAACACGAACTCTTATTGGTCGGGATAAAGGGCAACTTTAAGACGCCCGATCCGGAGAACCGTTTTGATTCTGTCATCCGGAGCCCGAGAGAAGGGCACAGCGAAAAGCCCGCCTGCGTCTACACCATGATCGAGCGGATGTTCCCCGAACAAAGCCGGATCGAACTCTTCGCCCGAACCAATCGGGAAGGGTGGGCCGCATGGGGGAACGAAGTATGATCCACTCCTTCAACGAGCAGCTCGCCTTCTCGCAGAGTAAAGAGGGCGCCATCGACGACATTTATAAAAATTACTTCAAGAATGTCGTCAAGATAACCCGCCTCCCCTTCGGGCAGCGGCAGCGGGTCGGGATAGATACCGTTGTGCAGCTCGCCAGCGGCGAAGAGATCCGCACGCAGGAGAAGTGGCGAACCCGCCCTTTTTCGGGCGACTTCCTGATCGAGACCTGCAGCGTCTGGAAAAACGGTGAGTGCGTCAAACCGGGCTGGATCTACACCATTGACGCCGAATACATCTTCGCCGTGTATGCCCCTTCCCAGCTCGTCAAAATCTACCCGGTGACACAACTGAAACTGGCCTGGGACTCGAACAAAGACGACTGGATGCGGAGCTATCACATCCCGCCCGCACGGAATCGGGGCTATGAAACGCACAACATCGCCGTTCCCTGCGCCGTTCTGGAGAGTGCCCTCTTGAGTACCATGTCGTTCAGCTACCAGCGGCAATTGACCGATTCCTATTCACAGGGCGATTATTCGGTTGTCAACGAATCCGCCCCCCATTACACGCTCAAAGAGGTATCCTGACATGCCCGACGAAACCCCCCCCGACACACGCAAAAACCGCCGCTACTCCAATAAGCAGGTCTGCGAAGCCCTCGACGACTCCCGCGGCATGATCCGCCTGGCTGCGAAATCCCTCGGCTGCGCCCCCTCCACGCTCACCCGCCGCGCCGAGAGCGAGCCCGCCATCAAACAGAAGATCGCGGACCTGCGGGAGCTCGAACTCGACAAGTCCGAAGTCGCCCTCTTCGAGGCCCGGGACCGGGGCGAAGGCTGGGCGATCAAGTTCCACCTGGCGACCATCGGCAAGAATCGCGGCTACGTGGAGCGCATCGAGAGCACAGGCAAAGACGGCGAACCCATCGCCATGATCTTCGATATCGAACAGATCCTCGGATCGGAAGCCTTCAAGGAGTATGACCGAAAAGTCCGCGCTGCACTCGCTGGTCAGTCCGGCGACGTTCGCAGTTAAGGCCAGCAAAGGCAGGTGGCTGTGCGCGAAGCACCTCGACTATCTCAATAACCGCCTCCTGGAAGTCGCCGCCGGAAGGCTAAAACGGCTCATGGTCTTCCTCCCGCCCCGGCATGGGAAGTCCGAGTTCATATCAAAGTATTTCGCCGCCTGGTATCTCGGAACGTTCCCGGACCGCAAAATTATCCTCACCAGCTACGAGGCCGACTTCGCCGCGCAGTGGGGGCGGCGGGCCCGGGAACTGATCGAGGAGCACGGCGGGCTGTCCTTCCTGGAGCGGGTGGAAGTCAGCAGCGACTCCTCGGCGGCGTCCCGCTGGGATATCAAGGGGCACGCGGGCGGCATGGTCACGGCAGGCGTCGGGGGCCCGATCACGGGAAAAGGCGCGAATTTAATTTTAATCGACGATCCTGTGAAAAATGCCGAACAGGCCGCCTCCGAGACCTACCGCGAGAAGACCTGGGAGTGGTATCGGTCCACGCTCTACACGCGGCTGGAGCCTGGCGGCGCGATCATCCTGATCATGACCCGCTGGCACGAAGACGACCTCGGCGGACGGCTCCTGGAAGACATGCGGCAAGGGGGAGATCAATGGGCGATCATCAATTTCCCCGCGCTTGCCGAAGAAGGCGATCCGCTGGGCCGCTCGGCGGGCGACCCCCTCTGGCCCGATCGCTTCTCCCTGCCGGAGCTGGAGAAGGTCCGGCGCACGCTGGGCTCGTATTTCTGGGCGGCACTCTACCAGCAGCGCCCGGCCCCGTCGGAAGGCGGGCTCTTCAAACGGCACTGGTTCGAGATCGTAGGCGCCTACCCTTCGGACTGCAACAGGGTGCGCCGCTGGGATATCGCCGCCACGGCAAAGGGCGGAGACTACACCTGCGGGCTCCTCCTCGGGGAGAAGGACGGGGCCTTCTACGTCATCGATGTCCGCCGCACGCAGGAGAATCCAGCGGGCGTGGAGGCGCTCATCCGGCAGACCGCCGATCTGGATGGTCCCGACACATCGATCCGCATGGAGCAGGAACCGGGCTCCTCGGGGAAGGGCATCATCGACCACTATGCCCGCTACGTCCTCCGGGGGTATGCCTTCAAGGGCGTTCCCTCGACAGGATCGAAAGTGGAGCGGGCCCGCCCCGTCAGCGCGGCGGCAGAAGCCGGCAACGTGAAGATCGTACGGGGGTCCTGGAACGCCGCTTTCCTCGATGAAGTTTCCGCGTTTCCTACCGGGAAGCACGACGATATCGTCGATACCCTGAGCGGATCTTTCTCCGATCTCACGCTCGGGGGGTTCGTGCGCGGCGACGGCCCCTCCCTCGAGGAAGCCCTCGGAGACCCCGCGCCGTCGTTCGGCAGCACGGAATGGGACGAGATCCCGGGATTCGGATAGACTATGCCAAAGAAAAAAACCACGACACAGGAAGAAGGCGACGTTTACGTCACCGCCTCGGGGTTCTACG